GTGTCTGTTTTTTGTCCCGACGCCCCCAGGGGGACCCCGATGGCCTCTCGATCTCCCAGCTTGACCCGCGCAGTGTCCGCCGCGATCCGAGAGGCCCAGCTCGGACCGGTGGATTCGGGTGCTGCCGCCCTCGCCCGGCGGTACGCCGCCCTGATCGAGGACGCGGAACGGATCTCCCGCGAGCTCGCCGAGATCCAGGCGGAGGACGACGGCCAGAGACAGGTCCTGGCCGGACTGCGGGCGGCCGTGCACGCGCAGACGGTAGCCGCGGACCTCGGACCCAAGTTGCTGGCGGCCCTGGCGGCCCTCGGACTCACCCCGGCGGCCCGGGCCGCCGGGAAGGGAGGTGGCGCCGGTGGATCAGCGGCGGGCGGCGGCCGGGACGTCCTCGCCGAACTCCGCGCGAAGCGTGGCAAGTCCGGGTGAGGTCCTCGGCCGGACCGTCCCGAGGATCTGGACGCCGCCGCTGGTGCAGGGGCCGCCGGGCCCGTGCGGGTGCGGATGCGCGCTGACCCCGGAGACGTCCGACGGGTTCGATCAGATCGAGTTCGCCGCGGACGTGGTGTGCCGGCCCTTCGATCCCTGGCAGCGATGGCTGGTCATCCACGCCGGGGAACTGCTCCCGGACGGGTCGTTGCGGTTCCGCCACGTCCTGGTCGTCGTCGCCCGGCAGAACGGCAAGAGCGAGGTCCCGATCGTCCTCGGTTTGTTCTGGATCTTCGTCGATGAAGTGCCGTGCATGCTCTGGACGTCCACCCAGCTGAAGTACGCCGACGCGGCCCTGGCCAAGGCCGAGCGGTACGCCCGGGCGTCGCCCCGGCTGCGGGATCTCATCCCTACCAAGAAGTGGAAGCGGGTCATCCTCGGGTCGTCGGTCCTGCCCCTGGCCGACAGCGAGTGGTGGACCGCCACCGCGAACGAGGAGGGCGGCCGGTCGATGACGACGCAGCGCCTGGTGCAGGACGAACTGCGGGAGCACCGCGACTACGCCGCGTGGGGCGCGGCCGTGCCGACGCTGCGACCGTCCGGCCAGGCGTGGCACCTGTCGAACGCGGGCGAAGATCATTCCGTGGTGTTGAACGAGCAGCAGGACGCCGCCCGCAAGGCCATCGCGGACGGGACGACCGCTGAGGTGGACACGTTCCTGGCGGAGTGGTCGTCGGTGTCCGGGGCCGACCCGATGGACCTCGGATCGCTGGCCCAGTCCAACCCGGGCCTCGGCTACCACGGGCCGTCGGCCAGGGACTTGCTCGGCGAGGCCAGGACCGCCGTCGCGGCCGGGGGGCAGGCCCTGGCCAAGTTCCGGACCGAGAAGATGTGCATCCGGGTCCGGCACCTGGACGCCGCCGTAGACGAGGACTCCTGGACGGCGTGCGGGGTGGACGAGCAGACCTGGGAGGCGACCGGATCCCTCGCCGCGTACCGCAGGCGGGTGGTCGGGTGCCTGGACGTGTCCCCGGACGGCCTACACGCCACGCTCGCCGCCGCGGCCGTGGTCGAGGGCGAGGTGGCGCGGGTAGAGATCGTGCAGGCGTGGTCCGGGGCCGGGGCGATGGAGCAACTGCGAGCCGCGCTCCCCGCGTGGATCAAGAAGGTGCGGCCGAAAGCGCTCGGGTGGTTCCCGGCGGGCCCGGCCGCGGCCCTGGTCACCGAACTCGGCAAGCGCCGGGACGGACAGGGCCGGTCCCCGCTAGAGCGGGTGATGCGCCGCAAGCCGGAGCCGATCAAGGCGGACGTGTCCGCCGTGTGCATGGCCTTCTCGGCCGAGGTGCTCGCACGGCGGGTCGCCCATCCCGAAGACGATCTGCTCACGGCGCACGTGGTCGGATCCGAGAAGCTGCGGATGGGCGACACGTGGCGGTTCTCCCGCCGCGGCGAGGGGCACTGCGATGCCGCGTACGCCGCGGCCGGGGCCGTGCACCTGGCGCGGATGCTCCCGACCCCGGTCCGCGGCGGGATCGTCCTGCCGTCCTCCGCGGCGCCCGACGGCGACCGTAGCGCCACCTGACGGCGGGCCCGTACTCTGTGAGCTGTGGGTTTGCTGCGCTGGTGGCGTACGGGTCGCCGCTCGTCCGCCAAGGACGTCGTCCGGCGCGACACCCACGACTCCCGCCGCCGCCCCGGGCCCGCCCCGGACCGCGAGGACTTCTCCCTCTTGCAGGGGCCGTGGTCCCCGGGCGGGATCTGGGGCGGCACCCACGCCGTAGCGCTCGCCGCACGGATCAGTCGCGAGGAGGCCCTGGAGGTCCCGGCCGTGATCCGGGGCAGAAACCTGATCTGTGGCACCGTGTCGTCGTTGCCGCTGCGGACGATCGACGCGCAGAATCGGCCGGTCGCTAGCCGGCTGCTCCAGCAGATCGACCCGACGGCGGGGAACTGCGTGACGCTGTCGCAGACGCTGGAGGATCTGATCTTCGAGGCGTCCGCGCTCTGGAAGATCACCGAATTCGGGTGGGACGGCTACCCGGTGGCCGCCGAGCACGTGGCCACGGAGCGCTGGTCGACGAACCCGCCCGAGGGCGTCATGCGGCAGCTCCCGTCCGGGGTGTTCCCCGGCGGGTCGATATGGATCGACGGAGTCGAGGTCGGCTCCGCCGAGGTGATCCGGTTCGATTCGCCGTTGCCGCCGCTGCTGGTCCACGGGGCGCGGGCGATCCGCCGGGCCCGGCGGATCGAGAAGACGGCCGAGACGTACGCCGAGGACCCGCGGGCCCTCGGCTACTTCCAGCCCGACGAGGACACCCCGTTCGACGGGGACGACGACCAGGACGCCGAGGTCCGGAAGATCCTCGACGCGTGGGCCGAGGCCCGCCGCACCCGCGCGACCGGCTATGTCCCCGGGTGGCTGAAGTACCAGGAGGCGGGCAGCCTGTCACCGGCCGAACTCCAGCTTGGCCAGCTCCAGCAGCGCGCGGCATTGGACGTCGTCAATCTCATGGGCCTGGACGCCGAGGACTTCGGGATCAACGTCACGTCCAGGACGTACCAGAACGCCGTCGAGCGCCGCCTAGACAAGATCAACGAGGTATACGGCCCGTATATGCGCGCCATTACGGACCGGCTATCCCTCGGCGACGTGACCAAGCGCGGACAGGTCGTCCATTTCGTCCTGGACGACTTCCTGAAAGCGGATCCGAAGGCCCGCGCGGAGATAAACCGCACCTATATCGACGCGAGGGTTCTCGACGTCGACGAGGTCCGGGCGCGGGAGGGATATCCGCGCCGTACGACGCCGATCGCCGCTGCGCCGTCCGCCGCGCCGCAGGATGCCCCGCGGGACGGTGCCGGGGCCGTGCAGCAGGAGGCCGCCACCATGTCGCGTCACCTCGGAGTCGTGAGCTTCTCCGGCGACGACACCGCCCGCCAGACGATCACGTTCTCCGCCGCCGACTTCCGGGCCTCGGCGGCCACCCGTACCGTGTCCGGGACCTTGGTCCCGTACGGGCCGGTGGGGGTGAACCGACGGGGCAAGTGGCGGTTCGCGCCCGGGTCGATCTACTGGACGAAGTCCGCGGTGTCCCGGGTGAAGCTGAACCGGGAGCACGACCGCGTGGGGAGCCTGCTCGGCTCGGCCCGGGTCGTCCGCGGCAGTGACTCCGGCGTCGACGCCGAGTTCAAGGTCGGCCGTCACCCGGCCGGGGACGAAGCGCTCCACCTGGCCGAGGACGAGATCCTCGACGGGCTGTCCGCCGAGGTCGAGGTGGAGGAGTGGCGGCCGGACCCGGTCGAGGACGACGTGATCCTCGTGACCAGGGCACTGCTCACCGGGGCGGCACTAACCGCCACCCCGGGATTCACCGACGCGCGGCTCACCCACGTGGCCGCGTCCCAACACGCTGGAGGGCGAGACATGCACTGCACGATGTGCGGCCACGATCACGCGCCGGGCACGCCGTGCGTGCAGACCGGCGGCGGCAACGTCCAGATGTCCGGTGGCCAGGGCGGCCAGCAGGGTGTCCAGGGCGGCGGCCAGGGCGGCCAGCAGGGTGTCCAGGGCGGCGGCCAGGGTGGCCAGCAGGGTGTCCAGGGCGGCGGCCAGGGTGGCCAGCAGGGCGGCGGCAACGTCCAGATGTCCGGCGGCCAGGGCGGCCTGCAGGGTGGCCAGCAGGGCGGCCAGGGCAGCACGGAGGAACGCTTCACCAGGGCCGTGGAGGCATTCACGGCCGCGGTCGAGGCCCTCGGCCAGGTGCCGCAGGAGCAGCGGCAGATCGTCCCGGCCGGGCGGGCCCGGGTCCGGGAGCCGCTGGTCTACTCCCTCGACGGCCGGGGCAATTCGTACGTCCGCGACGCCTGGGAGGTGAAGCGCGGCGCGTACGGGTCGCCCGCGACCGCCGAAGCCTTCGCCAGGCTGAAGAAGTACGAGGAGCAGACGCAGGACCTCGCCCGGGTCTCGTTCAATGCCCGTTTGGACGCGCAGATGTTCGCGAACGCGGGCAACACCACCGATCAGGCCCAGATCATCCCGCCCGGGTACCGGCCCGACCTGTACGTCGGACAGATCCCCCAGGGAAGGCCGTTGTTCGAGGCCATGTCGCGCGGATCCATCGCCAACGCGACCCCGTTCAAGGTCCCGGTGTGGGTGGGCAGTTCGGGCCTGTCCGGCACCAACTCCGAGGGGACCGGGCCCAGCACGGGGACGATCACCGACCACACCTACCGGACCGTCACCCCCACCGCGCAGAGCGGGGAGTTCATCATCACGAGGGAGCTGGTCGACTCCGCGAACCCTGCGATCGACCAGATCGCGCTCGCCGCGATGCGCGAGGAGTACTCCCAGGACACCGAGGGGGTCATTTCGACCGCGCTCGCCGCGGCGACCGACGACGGGACCCCGACCCAGGGCACCGCGTCGGCCACCTCGACCGAGGGGTGCTACGTCTACGTCGTGACCGGCACCGGGAACGACCTGGCCGCCGAGGGGATCAGGTTCGTTGAGGCGGAGTTTCCTTTCCATCGCTTCACGGTCGCTCCCGACCGGTGCCTGCTGTCCTCGCAGGGCTGGGGCGGCCTGATCCGGTCCGTGGACGACGTCGGTCGCCCTCTCTTCCCCTTCACCGGGGCGCAGAACGGCTACGGCACGGTCGGCCAGGCCGCGCAGACCATGAACGTCGACGGCTTGCCCGGGATGCCCGCGTGGGCCCTGGACACCGATTACGACGACGTCGTGATGTTCAACCACGTGGACGCCTGGGCCTGGGAGTCCCCCTTGCTGTCGTTCCGGTTCGAGGAGAAGCAGGGCCCGGAGAACATCTGCCTCAACATCTGGGGGTACTTCGCCTTCCAGATCCTGCGTTACCCGGGCATCCACGTCATCCGCTACGCGGCGGCCTGAGAGGAGCACGGCATGTCTCGCGCGACCCGCGCACGCACCACCGTCCAAGGGGTCTTCGTCCCCCGGACGGCGGCCGTGCCCCCGGCGACCGGCGAGTCGGAGGACCTGTTCTCGGTCTCCGGCCGCGTCCTGCTCACGGGGTTCTTCGGCCGCGTCACCGCGGCCATCCCGAACCAGTCCCTCGACTTCGACCTGGCCCTGGACCCGGACGACGGCGGGTCGGACGTCGCCCTGGCCACCCTGCTCGCCGTGGACAACACCGCGGTCGGCACGTGGCTGGTGCTCAACGCCACCACGGGCGGGGCCCTGGTCGCGGACCTCGACGTCTCCGACGGCGTCGACTTGGAGAAGCCCCTCGCGCTGGCCGCGGGCGACATCAAGCTCAACGTCGCGGGCGGCGGGGCGATCGGCACCACCGCCCGGGTCGAGTGGGGCCTGACCTACGTCCCGCTGTCCAACGACGGCGCGGTCGCGGCCGTCTGACCGAGGGAGGTCCGCCGTGGACGTCGTGATACCCGTGGGGCCCGACTGTGCGTCCGAGTTGCGGTACTGCCTGCGCTCGATCGCGGCGCACATGCCGACCACCGAGCGGGTGTGGCTGGTCGGGACGCCGCCCTCGTGGGCGGAGGGCACCACCCGCATCGACGTCCCGCAGGACGCGCACAAGGTCGCCAACTCGCGCCGGAACCTCAGGACCGCGTGCGAGCACCCGGACGTCCCGGAGGAGTTCCTGCTGTTCAACGACGACTTCTTCGTGATGACGCGGGTCGACGACGTCCCGGTGCTGCACGCCGGTCCCCTGGGCGCGCACTACGCCCGGGTCCACGCCAGGGTCGGCCGATCGGCCTTCGCCCGGATGCTCCACTCCACCGCGGACCTGTTGCACACCCGGATGCCGCAGGACGCGGACGTGCTGTCCTACGCGCTGCACCTGCCGATGCCGGTCAACAAGGCCGGGATGCTGGAGGCCATCGCGGCCGTAGACGGCCTGAAGTGGCCGGTGTCCCTGCGCACGGTCTACGGCAACCTCGCCGGGATCGGGGGCACCAGGGCGATCGACGTGAAGGTGGCGACCAGGGACCACCCGCCGGTCAAGGGCCCCTTCCTGTCCGTCTCGGATCGGGCCTGGGCGCTGTACCCCGTCGGCCGCGTGATCCGGGCGGCCTTCTCCGAGCCATGTGCTTTCGAGCGCCCGTCCTCTCCGGGCCCTGTCTCCCGGAGAGGGCGGGTCCGCAAGACTGCCCCGGTCCCCTCGAAGACGCCGGAGCAGCCGGCCCCCGACCCGGCACCCCTCATGGCCGGGTCGGGGACCGCGGCGGGGGAGGTGACCGAGGATGGCGGTAGCGACGGCGGAGGCGACGACTGAGCAGTCGGTCGCCCTCGGGGTGGGTGACGTCTGGGAGATCGGGGTCATCACCCTCGACGACGAGTACGACGGGGTCGCGGCCACGGTGGCCGTGACCGTCACCGACCCGGACGGGGACGTGACGACCCCCGCCGTCAGCGCTGACACCGACACCGGGATCGGCTACTACACCACGACGGTGACACTCGACGTCGCCGGGCGATGGCTGGCCGTGGCCGCCGTGTCCGGCGCCGTCGTCGCCGTGGTCCCGTACACGTGCTGGGCATCGGAGCCGACCACCGCGGCCGGGATGCCGGACTTGGCCGCGGTGAAGGCGTACCTCGGCGACACGTCCTGGACGGACGCGGAGATCACCTCGGCCCTGACGGCGGAGACGGCCGCGCAGCAGGCTCGGTGCAGGATCCCGGCGACCTACGGCCCGGACCTGGCCGAGGCCCTGAAGCGGCGCGTCGCCCGGAACCTCGCCGCGCGCGCGGTCCCGCTGGCCACGTACACGTCGTTCGAGGGCGGCGGCGGGACGTCGACCAAGGTCCCGTGGACGGACCCGGAGATACGTCGTCTGGAGTCGAGGTACCGGCGATGGGCGGTGGGGTAGGTGACCATCGCCGAGGCCCGCGCGGCCATCGCCGCGGCCCTGTCCACGGTCGACGGGTACGACGTCCGGGCACGGCCGTGGCGGGCGGCGGAGCGTCCGGGCGACGGGTGGGTCGTCATCACCAGCGTCCGGCCGGGTGAGTTCTTCTCCGCCGTCTCCGTGACGTTCCGCGCCGTGCTCCTGCTCTCCGCCGATCAGCTGGTCGCCGAGGAGTCCCTGGAGACGGACGCCGCCGCGCTGGTCCTCGCCGTCACCAAGGCGGAGACCTTGCTCCCGGCGAACGTCGACCTCAGCCCGGTGGAAATCCCGGTAGGCACCGCGCGCACCCCGTATTTCGCCGCCGTTCTGACCCTGACCATGGAGGTGTGAACCGTGCCCGATCTCGGTTCCCGCAAACTCGTCCTGTACGTCGACAGCATCGACTTCACCGACTCGGTTTCCGACGTCCGAATTACCGCGGGCGACAAGGACTCCGACTTCATGTCCTTCGCCGAGGCCCTCGCCGGGGGAGCCCGCCAGTACCAATTGCTGATGACCCTGAAGCAGAACACGGACGCGGCCAGTCTCTGGTCGTACGCCTGGGTCGAGGCCGGGACCGACGTGGCGGTGGAGGTGTGGCCGAACGGCTACAATTCCGGCGTCCAGTCCACCACGTATCCGCAGATCAGCGGGACCGTCACGGTGGTCGAGCCGGACGGGGACTTCATCGGCGGCGCGGCGAACAAGTCCACCACCGCTAGGTTCACGACACAGTTCTCGTGGACGTTCACGGCAAAGCCGACGCTGGACGACGGCACTAGCTGATGGCGGTCGGGGGAGGTGTCAGGGTCGACGGACTCAACCGGACGGTCCGTGACCTGCAATCCCTCGGCCTGGAAGTCGACGACCTGAAAGAGGCATTCGGCGACCTGTCGGCCGAGGGCGCGCAACTGGCGTCCTCGTTCGCACCTCAGGTAAGTGGTGACCTCTCGCGGACGATCCGCGGGAACCGCGCCAAGAACAAGGCCGTGATCACGGCCGGGAAGAAAAAGGTCGCGTACGCGGGCCCGGTCAACTACGGGTGGCCGGAAGGCCGCAAGAACTGGTCGGCCGTCCCGAGGAAACGCGGCGGATGGCCGATCGGAATAGAGGCTGCCGGGTTCATGGAAAAGGCGGACGAAGAGTTACGGCCCCGCGCACTCGCCGAACTCGAAACCGCTATCGACAGGAAAATCAGGGAGAGGGGACTTGGATGAGCGACCTGTTCGTGCCGGAGGTGGAGCCGACGGGGGAACCGACTGGGGAACCGACGGGGGAACCGGCGGCTAAGTTGTTGAATGCGTCGGACATTCTTAACTCAATGACAGGGTTCGACGAAATCGTTGTTGCCCAACGGTTCGGGAAGGATGTCCAGGCCCTTTCCAACACGATGACGTTGCGGGCCGCGCTTTTCTTGCACCTGCGCCGCGCCGGTGCCAAGGACACCGAGGCGTTCAAGGAATGCATGCACCTGCCCATCGGCGCCGTGAGCGACATGTTCCAGGACGAGTCCGAGGGCGCTAAGGCGGCGGAGGACCCGGGGGAAGACTGAGCCGCGTACTCGATCAGGAGTACGCGGAATTCGTCATCCGGACCCAGCTGCCGTACACGTTCCCCGAGTACATGTCCCTGACGCGGCGCCAGCGTGACCTACTCGTCGCCGAGGCGAATCGGAGGTAGCAGTCGTGGGCGCCACGATCAGGATTGCCGTCCTGGCCCAGACGGCCAAGGCCAGGGCCGGGGTCAAGGGCTTGGGCGAGGACCTCGGCGGCCTGGGCACCCGGGCCAAGGACACCGGGTCGAAGGTCAAAGCGTCCTTCGCGAAGATCGGCACGGCGGCCAAGGCCGGGGCCGCTACGGCCGGACTGGCCGCCGGATCCGCCCTGGCCGCCGGGGCTCTGACCGGATTCCAGCAGGAGAAGCTTCAGGCGAAGCTCGGCGTGCAGCTCGGCCTCGGCAAGGCCGAGGCGGAGAAGCTCGGGAAGACCACCGGGAAGATCTACGCCGCCGGGTTCGGCGAGGATCTCGGCCAGGTCAACCAAGCCGTGAAAAGCGTTTTCCAGAACATCGGGAAAGGCGGCACGGCCTGGACGGAGGACATCACCAAGAAGGTCCTCACCGTCTCCGACGCTTTCGACCAGGACCTGGGAAAGACCACGGCCGCGGTCGGCCAGCTCATGAAAACCGGCCTCGCCAAGAACGCGACCGAGGCCCTGGACGTCATCACCGTCGGTTTCCAGTCCGGGGCCGACAAGGCCGAGGACCTCCTGGACACGTACAACGAGTACGGGACCCAATTCCGGGAGCTCGGTGTTACGGGCAAGCAAGCTACGGGACTGTTATCGCAAGGGCTGAAAGCCGGTGCCCGGGATGCGGATAAGGTCGCGGACGCGCTGAAAGAGTTCACGATCCGTGCGAAGGACGGATCGAAAACCACGGCCGAGGGATTCAAGGCCCTCGGCCTATCCGGAAAAACAATGGCCGCCGACATCGCCAAGGGCGGGCCCAAGGCCAACGCAGCGCTGGACAAGACCCTTGACCGCCTACGGGCCGTGAAGGACCCCGTGAAGCGGTCCCAGATCGCCGTCAAGCTGTTCGGCACCCAGGCCGAGGACCTCGGGGACGCCCTGTACGCGCTGGACCCGTCCCAGGCCGTGGAGAGCCTCGGGAAGGTCGGCGGGGCGGCGAAGGACGCCGTCTCGTCGATGGACGAGACCCAGGCCCAGAAGATCGAGCGATTCAAGCGGAAGGTCACGCAGGGCTTCACCGACGCCGCGGCATCGGCGATCGAATTCGGGGAGACGAATCAGAAGTGGCTCATGCCGATCGCCGGGTCCGTGGCCGCCGTCGGCGGGGCGATCCTGGTCGCCAACGCGGCGACGAAGGCGTGGCAGGCGACACAGATAGTGATCAAGGGAGTCACGGCCACGTGGACGGCCGCGCAATGGCTCCTGAACGCAGCGCTCACGGCGAACCCGATCGGGATCGTGATCGTTCTCGTCGCTGCATTCGTGGCAGCGATCGTCATTGCCTGGAAGAAATCCGACACATTCCGTGAGGTAGTGACGAATGCTTTCAGGAAGGTAGGCGAGGGTGCGGGGTGGCTCTGGGACAAGATAGTAGCCGCGAAAGACGGAATAGTCGGGGCCTGGCATACGACGCAAACCAAGTTCTCCGACGGGTGGAATTGGATAGACAGGAAGGTAATTAAGCCTTTCAACCGTGGCATCGACGATATGCAAGTCGGGTTCAAGCGCGGTACCGATGCCATAGGGAAGGGATGGAACGAAATCCAGGAAGCGGCGAAGAAACCCGTCCGATTCACCGTGAACACGGTGATCGGCGGCCTGGTGTCGCAATTCAACAAGATCTCCGGGAAGGTCGGGATACCGGCCCTGCCGGTGCCGCACGTGAACTTCGCCCGGGGCGGGAGGATCTACGGGCCCGGCACCGGGACCTCCGACGACGTCCCGATCCGCGCGAGCGCGGGGGAGTGGATCATCCGGGAGAAGGCGGCCAAGAAGTTGGGGCCGCGGCTCATGGAGAAGATCAACAACGCGGACCGGCTCGACGTGGCCGGGGACATCGGGACCGCGGTGGTCCGCCGGTATGCGTCCGGCGGGGAGATCGGCGGGGCCGCGGCCGGGCGGGTGGCGGCCACCCGGGGGTGGCTGCCCTCGGTGGATCCGCTGCCGTACGTGTGGGGCGGGGTCGGCCCCCGGGGGTACGACTGCTCCGGTCTGGTGGGGGAGGTGTGGGCCCGCCTGACGGGGCGCTCGTCGTACCGGCGGTACATGACCACCTCGACGATCCTGTCCGACCCGCGGGGCCTCGGCCTGGCGCCGGGGCCCGGCCTGTACTCGATCGGGGTGAGCTCGACGCACACCGCCGGGAACCTGGCCGGCCTCGGATTCGAGGCCGCGAGCAGCAGGTCCGGGATCAAGATCGGCGGGGCGGCCAAGTCACCCGCGTCCTTCCCGAGGGTCTACCACCTGGCGTCGCTGGGGACCGCCGGGGCGGACGCCGGTGGGGACTCGGGGTGGTGGCCGCTGGGGTGGGTCAAGTCCGCCGCCAAGGCCGCGACGAAGAGCCTGCTCGGACCGTGGCTGCGCACGCTCGGGGACATGGGGATCGTCGGAGACCTCGGGATCGGCGCCACCAAGAAGATCATGGGCGGGATCTTCGACACCGGGGGGTACCTCCAGCCCGGGTACACCCTCGCGTACAACGGGACCGGCCGCCCGGAGAAGGTGATCCCGCCGGGCGGGGACACGCCGCCGGTCCGCATCACCCTCACGTTCGAGGCCTCCGGTGACCCGCTGGTCGACGTGATGTTCGAGGAGCTCAAGAAGCGGATCCGGGTCGAGGGAGGAGGAGACGTGCAGGTTGCGCTCGGGACGGGTGATGCACGGTGACCTTCTCCGTCGGCCTGGAGCTCTTCGTGGACGGGGCGTGGGCGGACATCACCGACGACCTGTCCGACGACGGCGTGCAGATCACCCGGGGACGGTCCGCCGAGGGGAGCCGCGTCACCCCGTCCCGGATGACGTGCCAGGTGCGGAACAACGCCGGGACCTACAGCCCGAGGAACCCGCGCTCGTCGTTGTTCGGGAAGATCGGCCGGAACACCCCGGTCAGGTTCTGGGTGGAGACCGGGTCCGTGCGCCTGGTCCAGGACCAGGGCACCCAGTGGCTGTGCGACGACTCGGCGGGCCTGTCGATCACGGGTGACATCGACCTACGGGTCGACGTCGCGCCGAGGACCTGGCGGCCGGAGTCGACGACCTTCCTGGGCCTGGTCAAGGGGGGCGCGTACTGGCTGACCCTGCACCCGTCCGGGCAGGTCACGATCGGGTGGAACGACGGCGCCGACGATCAGGCCCTCACCTCGACGGTGCCGGTCCCGGGCGGGATCACCGGGCGGAAGGCCGTCCGCGCGACGCTGGACGTCGACACCGGCGACGGGACGGCCGCGGCGACCTTCTACGCCGCCGACACCCTGACGGGTAGCTGGACCCAGGTCGGGGCCGTGGTGGAGCTGGGGGAGACCACCGCCATCGCGGACTCGGCGGAGACCCTCGGTACCTACCTCGACGTCGCGGCCGAGGTGTTCGGCCTGTCGGTGCTGGATGGTATCGGCGGGACCACGCGGGCCTCCGTCGACTGGACGGCCGTGTCTTCCGGGGCCACCACGTACACCGACGGACAGTCCAACGTGTGGAGCCCCTACGGGGACGCCGTCGTCACCGCCAGGCGGTACCGGTTCGTCGGCGGGGTGGCCGCGTGGCCGACCAGGTGGGGACTGAAGGGCGCGCCGACGGCCCGGACCCTGATCGAGGCGGGCGGGATCCTGCGACGCCTGGGACAGGGCGCCAGCCCCGTGCAGTCGGCCCTGCGCCGGGGCTGCGACGCGCTTCCCTACGCCGCGGCGTACTGGCCGCTGGAGGACGGCGCCAAGGCCGCCGCGTTCCTCGGCACCGCCGCGGCCCCGCCGGGCCGGCTACTGGGCGCCGTCACCCCGGCCGGGTACTCGGACTTCGACGGGTCCGGACCGGTGCCTACCATCGGCGACGGCGGGCGCCTGGCGTTCACGGTCCCGCCCTACGCCAACTCCGGCGAGGTGGCCGTCCGGTTCCTTTTGGCGGTCCCCGAGGACGGGATCACCTCCGACGCCATGCTGCTCAAGGCGTGGACGAGCGGGACCCTCGGGTGGGCGGAGCTGTGGCTCACCACCACCGGTGGCCTCTACACCAAGCTCTACAGCCACCTCGGCGTCCTCGGCCACACCACGTCCACCGTCGCCTTCGCCCTCAACGGCCAGCGGGTGCGCTGCTCGCTGGAACTGGTGCAGGACGGCGCGGACGTCGACATCACGATGGCCACGCTGGCCCCCGGGGCGTCGTCGGCCGCGGTGGGCACCGACACCAAGAGCGGACTCACCCTCGGCGCGGTCACCGGCATCACGGTCAACTTCTCCCAGGCGGACCTCGGCGGCACCGCGGTCGGCCACCTCACCGTCGAGCGGCAGGTCGTCTCGCTGTTCGGGCTGGCCGAGCAGATGACCGCCTACGCGGGCGAGCGCGCCGATACCCGGCTCTTGCGCCTGGCCGCGGAGAACGACATCGCGCTCGGCGTGGTCGGGGCCGGGGCCGGGGCCGAGCGGGTCGGCACGCAGGGGATCGGCACCCTCGCGAACCTGCTCGGCGAGGCCGCCGACGCCGACGGTGGCCTCTTGTTCGAGGCCCGCAACGACGACGCGCTGCGGTACCGGTCGCTGGAGTCCCTGTGGGGCCAGGACCCCGCCGTGACGATCACCTACGTCGACAACCTCCTGAACCCGCTCGATCCGGTGGACGACGACTCCGCGCTTGCGAACCGGGTGACGGTCACCAGGGCGGGCGGCGGGTCGTACACCGCCGAGGACGCCACGGGGCCTCTCGGGACGGCGGCCCCGCCGGACGGGGTCGGGGTGTACGAGTCGTCGGTCACGCTGTCCCTGGCGGGCGATGCCCAGGCCGAGCAGCAGGCCGGGTGGCGGCTCCACCTCGGGACGGTGGACGAAGCGAGGTGGCCGAAGGTCGGCCTCGACTTGGCTCACCCGGTGTTCCTGGCCGACCAGGACCTCACCGGCCAGGTCCTGGCCCTGGACCTCGGAGACCGGCTCGACGTCACCGACATCCCGGAGTGGCTCCCGCCGGGCCCGGTGTCGCTGCTCGTCGTCGGCTGCACCGAGACGATCACCCCACCGGCCAAGGGCGAGCGCGGGAGGTCCTCGGCGGATCCACCGTTCCATCACAAGATCGTTTTCACCTGCGTTCCGGCCGGGCCGTACCGGATCGGCACGTTCGTGGCGTCCGGGTACGAGACGTCGACCACGGGGACGGCCGGGGACCCGGACACCGTGCTGATGTCCGACGACGGCACCGGGGAAACCAACGGCACGGGCTGGGACTCCGGGAACTGGACGGCCGACGGGACCGGGTCCGGCGGGGGAGCGACGTACGAGTCGGAGGCGCTGCGCCTGGCGTCCGGCACCGCCGGGGGGTACGCGAGCGCCGCGCGCACGACGCGCACCGCGAACATCTCGGACCCCACCACCGTCGACATCTCCGGCACGTGGTCGCCGGACGCAAACGAGCCGTACGGCGCGGCCTTCATCAGAGGCAACATGTCCGGGGCCGACCTGGTCGACGGTTACTTGCTGTCACTGGGCAAGGACGCTACGGCGTACGTCTACCAGATCACCGACTACGGCGGGACCGGGACGGTGGAGCTGGGATCCTTCTCGTTCTCCGCGTCGTCCGGGAGCACGTACGGATTCCGGCTCCGCGCCGAGGGGACCCGGATCATGGCCCGGCTCTGGTCCGGCGCCGAGGGGTACGACCCGGTGGACGACGCCGCGACGTACCCGTGGGACGTCGACGAGACGGACGCGACCTGGTCATCGGGGCCGGTCGGGGTGACCGTCGGCGCCGGGAACGCCGCCGTGCAGCACGCCATCACCTTCGACGACATCGTGGTGACCGCGGCGGACGGCACGGCGGAGTCCACCGAGACGACGCTCACGCCGATCGCGGCGGGGCCGTCGGACACCCGCTACGGCACGGGCGGGTCCGTGCTGGACGACGCCCTGACGATCGACGGGACGTCCGCGGACGTCCTGGTCGTCTACGGGCCCGCCTGGACCGAGGACGAGGACGACCTGCCGCTGGACCTGGTGATCGGCGGCGAGCGGGTGACCTGTACCGCCGTGGGGTCGCCGAGCAGCGGCGTGCAGACCCTCACCCTCACCCGGGCGGTGAGCGGGATCCACCTCGCCCACGCGGCCGGGACCGCGGTGGACCTGGCAGACCCGTCGTACTGGGGCGCCCGCCCACTGGGCGGGGACCTGTACGTGGACTCCTCCGGCTCGACGTCCGGGGACACCGGTGGCGGCGGCGGGGACCCGGTCGACACCGAGACCCCGAACACGGTCCGGATCGGAGCCGACACGTACCCGCTGTCCGGGGTCGACCCGGGCACCGAGGGCGGGTGGGGCGGCGACCCGGCCTACCCCGGGGACCGCGGCGTGGACCAGCTGATCGTCTACACCGACGCCTACGGAAGCGAGACGGACACCAACCAATGGGGCGCCGAATGCCCCGCCGACGACGATCTGATCGTCAACTCCGTGAACGACAGGGAAGCGACGCAGGATCTGGACGGCACGGCGATCCCGGACCCCGGGTACGTGCTCTCCGGGCACAACGCGGCCCGCCAGTGGCTGCTCGCGCACGCGACCGTGGGCGCCCAGGCAGAGTTGATCTACGTAGCGCCCGGCGGTGACCCGGGCGGCGGCGAGGGCGGCGGCGGCGAGGGCGGCGGGGAGATCGGCCCCTACCCGTCAAAGATGATCTCCATCTACAAAATGATCTTCTCGTCGACCGGGGTCGACCTGGACACCCTGGACCCGCCCATCGGCGAGGTCAGGTTGGCCTTCGCCAACGGCTCCCCCCTCGGCCTGGTCGGCTACGGCGCCGAGGGCGAGTCCTCCCTCAAGGCCGCCGTCGCCAGCCAGCGAGCGCTCGGCGTCCGGATCGTCGTCAGCATCGGCGGGGCCGGCTACACCGTGAGCCTGTCGAACACGTCCGCGTTCGTCTCCCAGTTCCAGGCCATCGTGACCGACCTCGGAGGATGCGACGGAATCGACTGGGACATCGAATCTTCGGCATTCAACCGGTCCAACGTCGTGACGATTTCCAAGGCCCTCAAGAACATTTACGGGTCGGAGTTCGCAATCACCATGGCTCCGAACGGATCGAATGTCGGCACGTACCTTCCGGCAGCGGTGGAACTACACCAGAACAATGCCCTCGACAACTACGGGCAGCAATTCTACGATGCCCCGGTTTCACTGGCAGCAGCCAAGGGCAGGATCGCCGAGGCTATCAACGCCGGTATTCCCGCGTCGAAACTCAGCGTCGGCATGATGATTGCCAACGACTCGAGTCATTGGACCAACACACAATGCGCCGACTACATGGCCGACATCAAGGCCACGTACGGCGTGACCAAGGCGTACCTGTGGGAATCCCAGCGCGCAGGGACGTCCCAATGGATCAGCGACATGAATAATATTCTGTGAGGAGGATCCGTTGACGATCCGTGCCGGGGCCCGGCTCGACGCCACCGACTTCGACCTACCCGCCGCGGTGACCGCCTACGGCGCCGGGCAGAACACCGTCACCGCCACGTCCTTCGCCGACCTGCCGACGTACCCGTGCGAGGGCGAGCTCACCAACCCCCACCCCACCCTTCCCCTGCTCGTGCTGGTCACCTACTCCGCGTGGATGAACTGCTCCGCCGGAGTGGGGGTCCGCGCGGCGCTCGCCATCTCCGGCTCGACGACCGTCGTCGCCGGGATCGGCGGGGGGGCCGCGGCCGGGTGGGGCGAGGTGCTGTACGAGGGCGACAACGGCACGAACTCCCAGCACTCCGCGTCCTACACGGTGGAGCTGCCCGTCAGCGCCAACGCTGCGACCTTCACGTTCCAGGCGTACCGGGACTCCGCCAGCGGAACGCAGCAGGTCAACTACCCGACCTTGCGCCTGATCCCGCTGCGGTACGTGAGCTGACCGGTGGACGCCGATGCGTGGGTGTTCCTCGGCGGGACCGTCACCACGGTCGGGGCGGTCCTGGTCGCCCACATCAACGCCACCCGCCGCCAGGACGCGGTCGAGGGCAAGGTGGACGAGACCATGGCGCTGTCCCGGCCCACCGGCAACGGCTTCGCCCAGTGCGTCCGGGAGAGCCTGTCCCGCCTGGAACACACCCAAGCGGCGCTCGCCGCCGACGTGGCCTCCCTGAAGGGCCAGGTAGCCGACCAGGCCGTCGCACACGCCCGCCTGGAGGGCAAGCTGGACGGGCACCTGGTCAACCTCGGGATCTCGGCCGCCGTCGGGACGCGCCCCGACCCCGGCCCGGTTGTCGACTCATAACACAGTCCTCTATTGTTGTGCCATGACGTCCACACCGACCGAGGGAATGACCCCTCACCAGCAGCGAGCAGCGCACGCACGCGCCGTCCGGATCCGCCGGGCGGACGAGAAGTACGCCGACAGGCTCCGCGGCCACGGATGGCAGTGTGTGGCCCCGGAGGACGTCGACCCGGCCGAGGACGGCACCGGGCGTGGCGACCGATGAGGTTGACCCTGCGGCGCCGGATCCGCATCGGCCGGGGCCGGCACCTGAACGTGACCCGGGCGGGGGCAACCGCCTCGCAGCGCATCGGGCCACTGACGATCACCAGCGGGGGGAGGGTCTACCTGCGGCTCTGCCGAGGGATCGTCCTGCGGATCAAGTAGTTGTCGGTCGGCAGGGCAGTTCCGGTCCGTCGTCGCCGCCCCACCGACCTTCGGAGCCTCGCAGAGCCTCCGGTGAGCGCCCCGCCTGCGCGGGGAGCACCACGCAACCGCCCCAAGCCAAGGGAGATAGTCACGTGATCGTCACGGTAACCGCTCCACCGCGGTCCCTTCAACACGCAGCGGATAAGAACGCTCGCATCCCGGTCAAGGAATCCGCTTCATGAACGCGGCGGAGGGCACGCTCACCCGCCGCCGGCGCTTCGTGCAACTGCCCGACGACCTGGTGTTCGACTCCCGCGTCAGCGCCCACGCGGTGCGGCTCTGGGCCTGCCTGGACAAGTACGCCGGGGCCGACGGACGCGCCTTCCCGAAGGTCGCCACCCTCGCCGCCGACCTGCACACCTCCACCGCCACCATCGACCGCGCACTGAGGTGCCTGGTCACCACGGGCTGGATCACCAGGCGGCGCCGCGGCTTCAGCAACGTGATCGACACCGTCCTGAACGACGAACCGACACCGCCGGCCACCACGGAAACCTCACCCGTGACGCGACCGGAAACCTCACCCGTGACGTGTCCAGAGAAGGACACCCACTTGAAGGACAAACCCCCCTACCCCCCGGCCCGCCCCGCCGGACGAGCCACCACCAGAACACCGCTCCGGTACCCGAGCGCTCGCGGACCGCTCACCGAGCGCTCACCCGCACCGAGCGCTCGCCGCTCACGAGCGCTCACCACCCCGGCCGGACCCGAGGGAACCGACGGCCACCCCGAGCACCCCCACCACCCCAACGCCGCTCGAGTTTGCGCCCGACTCCACCGCGCGCGCCGTCTCCCGCTCACCCCGGAGCAGCTGCTCGCGTGGTGCTACCGACTCGGCGGCGGCGACCCGTGGACCGGGCAGGACGTGCTCAAGCAGGCGACGGACCGGGAGCTGGACACCGCCCGCGACCCGGGCGCCGCTCTCCGCGCGCGGCTGGCCCGACAGTCCCCTTGATATGGCATGCGCTATCTGATAGGCTCACGCTATGAGCAGTCGCACCGAGGTCAAATTCCAGGGGGGGCCCCTGGACGGGACCACCTACAGCAAGCGGCTCCCGGGCCGCCACCCGATCTACCGCGACATCGACGGGTACCCCATGGACGTCGCGACCGGCGACCGGATCATGGGCGGCCGATCGCACATCGGCCAGTGCTACCGGCTGGTCTCCGACCACGCCGCCCCGGACCTGCGCACCGTCACATACAAGATCGCCACGACCGACAACCAGGAGTGATCATGCCGACCACCGAGCGCATCCTGACGTGGGACGTCCTCGAATCCGCGGGGATCGACACCGAGCGCGTGGACCGTGGGACGAACCCGCAGGACACGTCGCGGGAGCTGTACCACGCTCGCTCGACCGACGGCCAGAGCCGGCTCATGTTCACCGAGGACGAAGACGGCTGGACGGTCATGGAGTACGAGCGGGAAGAAGCATGGTTCACCTACTGGGCACCCGCGGGGCAGGCCCCGGAGTTCTTCACCGACACGCAGGACCTGCTCGCGCACGTGCGCGAGTGGCTCAGCAAGAACTGATGACCCGTCCGCTACGTCCGGGGCCGCGTCACCGCGGCCCCGGCCAGACGATCGGAGGAGAAGTGTTCAAGAGGCTATTCGCGTGGCTCAACAAGTGCGAGATCTGCGGGACGCCGTACTGCCACGACCGCACCTGCGACGAACTGAAACTAGACCTGAGGGCATGGTGATTCCCGTGCAAGGAGATCGGCGGTACTTCGACAGCTACCTATCGGCCATCGACGAGTTCGGTGTCACCAGCCATGAAGCGAACGTCGCGATTACCGCGGCGGTCGCGAACGGCTGGTCCTGGTCGGGCATCACCCTGGCCCTGATCGAGGGTGACCAGCCCGTCGTCGGCACCTGGCCGACCGAGGGGGACCGCCGATCCGGCGAGCGGCGTGGCGAGGACAGGCGCTGCGGCGAGCGACGGAGGCAGGACCGGCGGGAGAGCGACGTGTCCGACCACCCGCGCCCGGGAGACATGGCCGAGCCCATCTTCGGGGATCTCGACCCACGGCGGGTGACCAAGGTGGTCCACGCGACGTCCGACGGCGACTTCAACTTCTCCGAGGACCTGATCTGGCTGGACATGGCCGGAGTGGAAGTCGGCCCGTTCCTCGCGGAGAAATACACCTACAGGCGGGGGGACAAGTGAACGAGATGACCAAACAAGAGCTCACGAAGGACCTGTTCGCCGGGTACCTGGCAGCGAAGAGGCACCAGACCCGCGCGATGGGCTCCCTGTGGGCCCGGACGCGGACCGCACGGGAAGCCGCGTTCGCGGCGGCCTGGGACGCCGCGGACATGCACGGCATCGCCCACCGAGCCCCCCAGGTGGCCGCCCGGGCGTACCGGGCGGCACCTGTCCCCCTGTACGCCCCCTGGCACCGCATCGACACGTGGCGGGGCCGTGCCGCCGACGCCGTGGAGTGCCTGACGGCCGCGCTGGTCGCCGCGGCCACGACCACCGCGACCATCTACCTCCTGACCCTCATCCCGCCGTTCGGGCGGATCCGGGACGTCCTGCTGGACGCCCCCGGCCCGGGCGCAGACTTCATGAAGGCCGTCGTGACCGCAGGGATCATCCCCCTCACCATCGGACTCGGTGTCACCGCAGGGACCACGCTCTGGGTCCACCGCACGGTCACGTCAGGGCAGCGTGCCAGGGACGCGCAGGACGCCATCTCCGGGGCACAGTTGGCCATCTGGACCAGGGACCTGATCGGGACGACCCCGTACTGGACGTGGTCGCAGTACCGGATGCTCACCTTCCCCGTGGCGGCCATCCTCGGCCCGGTCCACCCCGGGGATCCGAGACAGCACCGATGACGAGCGGCGGCTGGCGCGGAGGCTCCACCTCCGCGTGGCGGCGCCTACGTGTGCTCGTCCTGGACCGGGACGAGCACACGTGCAAGGTCCGGCTCCCTGGCTGCACCGGCGTGGCTACCCACGTCGACCACATCGTTGCCAAGGTCCACGGCGGGACCGACCACCCGGGAAATCTCCGCGCCAGCTGCCGGGAATGTAATCTCCGCCGGGGCACCGGCCCCGACCCCGACCCATCCCCGAAAAGGATCACGAAGTGGTGATTAATCCGTGGTTCGTGTGTCACGAACACACCACCGAAACCACCGAAGGAAAGCCGAATACCTTGCGTGAATGGCCTGCACGCCGCACATACTCAGTCTCCATGATGTTCCACCCGAAAGAATACGCACAGATCGGTTCACTCATCATCCACCGATTCGACGAGGAGGTTAATTCGGAATGCATGACTAAGGGCTACCCGAAACCTCCCGCAGACACCCAGAAAACCATCATCGGTCTACGTGAGAACGACGGACCGGACAAAGACCAAAAGGCGTTCGTCGAATGCGAAACATTCGACGAACGAGCCTTATTCGTGCAGATCTACACGACATGGACCAGCTGATGAGAGCTACCGCCCGCCCCTACGTCCTGGACCACGACCAGGACGGAGCCGCCGCCGCCGCCGCGCTCGCCGCGCTCGCCGCCGCCGCCGCCGCGCTCGCCGTACTGATCACCAGGAGGAGAAGGTGACCGAGACCATCGACGTCCCAGACCGGGGCCGGGGGGACATCCCGGAGGACCACGGTCGACCGGACTGGCACGACGGCGTCCCCGTGGACGACCACGCGGAGCCGGACGACGCCGGATGCGGGCCGGACCAGGCAATCCGATGACACCGACCCCCCGGGCCGCCGGGAAGCGCAGCCGCGCCGACCTGGGGCTACGCCCACCACTGTCCCGGTCACGGCGGATCGAACCCGGCCAAGGCGGATGCACCCTGCACTGGGGAGGCCCACCGGCGTCGATCCGCACCCACGCGGACTGCGAACGAACCTGGCGCGGATGGCAGACCTTCCACACGAAGGTCCGCGGCTGGGTCGACATCGCCTACACGGCCGGTGTCTGCCAGCACGGGTACGTGCTGGCAGGACGCGGATACGGCGTCCGTACCGCGGCCCAAGGCACGAACCGCGGCAACGAGATCAGCTACGCCTTCTGCCACATCAACGACACCACCAACAAGCCGACCCAACAGGCCCTCGACGCGATGACCTGGCTAGTGGCCGACGCCAGGGCCCACGGCGGCGCAGGGACCCGCGTGTGGCCGCACAAGGCGTGGCACTCCACCGCCTGTCCTGGGAACACCCTCGCCGCGCTCGCGGCCCACCTCGACCGGGAACCGATCGCACCGGCCCACCTACGGAAGGACGACGACATGCCTACGGCACGAGAGATCGCGGACGCCATCCTGGACACCCCGGTCCCCGGCGGAGACGTCGGGACCGACGAGCAGCCCCTCACCTTCCGGTGGATGCTCCGCCGGGACTACCACGCGGACTTCGCCGCGCTCCCGCTACTCGGAGAGATCAAGGCCCTGCAGGACCAGATCCTGACGGAGCTGCGGGCGCTCGCAGAGAGGACCACCCGATGACGGACATGCAGGATCAGAGAGCGATCGACCACCCTGCGACGAAGCACCTGCTGAGGTACTTCGCCGCCGATCATCTACCGCCCGGCCTACGCCAGGTGTCAGAGCCAATGCACGAACTCGCAATGACCCTGGCCGAGACGCTCCCGCCCGGCCCTGAGGCCCTCACCGCACTACGCAAACTCTTGGAGGCCCAGGACTGCATCATGCTCGCCGCTCTCGACGAGACCAGCACCACCATCGGCCAGGCGGCGGACACCGCCGCCGCGGCCCCGCCGGAGCGGCGGCTGCTGAGGGATCGGCACGGGGACCTGTGGCTGACCTACCCCGAACGACCCGGACTGCTGTGGTTCTCGGCCGATCGGGACTGTCTAGCGGTGGACGTGGAGCAGGTGGAGAAGCTGTACGGGCCGCTGCGCCAGGTCCCCTGGCCGCACTGCAACGACTGAGGGGACCAGATGACGGACACGCAGGATCAGAGAGCGATCGACCACCCTGCGACGAAGCACCTGCTGAGGTACTTCGTCGCCGAGCATCTACCGCCCGTCCTACGCCAGGTGTCGGAGCCGATGTGTGAGCTTGCAGTGAGCCTGGCCAAGACGCTCCCGCCCGGCCCTGAGGCCCTCGCCGCACTGCGCAAGCTCTTGGAGGCCAAGGACTGCGCCGTACGCGCCGCTCTCGACGAGGCCAACACCACCATCGGCCAGGCGACGGATACCGCCGCCGCCTGCCTGCCGGAGCGGCGGCTGCTGAGGGATCGGCACGGAGACCTGTGGCTGACCTTCCCCGAGCGGCCCGGATTGCTGTGGTTCTGGGGCGAGCAGGACTCCAGGGCGGTGGACATGAAGCAGATAGAGGAGTTGTACGGGCCGCTGCGCCAGGTCCCCTGGCCGCACTACATCGACGACTGAGGGGACCAGATGACGAACGCACATGATCAGAGAGCGATCGACCACCCCGCGGTCAAGCACCTGCTGAGGTACTTCACCTGCAACGACCCGAACCACTCCCTCGCCGATCCCTGGATGACGCGCCAGGAGGGCGGGACGATCACCCTGGAATGGCCACCCGGCGGCGGGGACTACGCGCTGTGCTCGCGCGAACTGATTGAGCAGATGGTGAACATGCACAACGAGATGATCGCCGAGCGCGACGAGAGCAAGCGCAGGTTCGACGCGCTATTCGATCGGACCGAACATCTGATCTGGCCAGGCTGACGCCGAGGGGGTGTCCGTTTTCCCCTCCCCGGGGGGGGCGCGGACAC